TGTCTGCTCCTAGTGATGGTGCAGTACTAACCGTATTTGTAGGCTAGTATGTCTAATTTTGCTTACTTAAAAACAGACTTGATCAACACGACTGAGAATGACTCTACTGAGTTTTCTTCACAGGTATCTGCATTTGTTAAGAAGACAGAGTTTCGTTTAGTTAAAGATCTAGATGATCATGGTTTAGATGAGTATACAAATATATCAGTATCTGCTGGAAATGCAGGTGCTGTATCTTTAGGTGATAGAGTACGTGTTGTACGTAATGTAAACTATAAAGTAAGTACAGGCACAACAATAACAAGTCTATTACAAAGAACAGTAGAGTACGTCAATGACTACTGGCCTGTTAGTGCATCTACAGGTACTCCAAGATATTACACAAGGCGAAACAATTCAAGTATTAAGATTGTACCAACTCCTGTATCAGTATTAACAGTTGAGTTAAAAACACAATCACAACCACTACCTTTAGCATCAGCTACAGGAACAAGTGTAACAACACAGAATTATTTTAGTGAGTACTGCTACAATGCTCTCTTTGCAGGTTGCATGATAGAAGCAACTATGTATATGAAAGATTGGAATACATTAGCAGTATGGCAAGGACAATACGATAACGCAGTAGCAACATTACGTAATCAGGCAAGACGGACAAGACAAGATGATATGGCAGTTGCTGCATCTCCTGCTGGCGGTCCTGATACTATAACACAAACAGCAAGCTAGGAGAATTAAAATGGCTGGAATGGGAACAATAATTAATGCAATAATAAAAAAAGCTAGGAGTAATACAGGACCAATGTCACCTACTCAATTCCAAGCTCTTAAAAATAAACATCTTAAAAAAGGTGAAAAACTTCCTAAAAATTTTATGACAATAGTTAGGGAAGAAGCTAAAAAGAAAAACATAGAAAAACCAAAGGTTACAATTAAAAAAATTCCAGAAGGTCCAAGAGATGCTAGTCTTTCAGCTACGTTTAGAGTAGGTGGTAAAGGTGGCACTAAAAGTAAATCAAAAAAAACATATGGTAAAAAAGCTGGTGGCCCTGTAGTTAAAAAATTTATTGGCGGTGTAATTTCAAAAGGTGTTAAAGAAGCAGCTAAAAAGTTAAAAGGAAATAGAAAAAGTGCTACTCGTTTAAACGAAGCAGGACAAAGAGTTAGAGCAGCTAAAGAAAATACAGGTGCAGCTAAACAAGTAGGAAACAAGGCCGATAGAAAAGTACAAGGATCTTCTCAAGCGCAAAAAATTAGGAAAAGAGAAGGCCAAGATGTAACAAATCTTAGTCAACCGTCAGGAGGATCATTAGGAAAAACTGTTGATTTAGCTGATGACGGTATTCCAAAATATAAAGTATCTGCTAATACAGCAAATAAATTTGATAAGGATACAAAAAAGACTAAAAAAAATATTAAAGAGTATCAAGAAAAATTAACAAAATTAAAGTCAAGTCTTAAAGCTTTTGGTGGTAAAAATCCTCCTTTAGAACGTAGAATAGAATCTACTCAAACCTTACTAACACAAGCTAAACAAAAATTAGCAGATAAGAAAAGTCGTGGAGGTCCGGGTGGAAAGTCAAAACTAACAACAGCACAAAGAAAACAAATTAAAAAAGCTGGTGGTAAAGTAATTAAAAAGATGGGTGGTGGTTCTTTAAAAGATATACCAGCAGGTAATAAAGGTTTACCTAACTTACCTACAGCTACTCGTAATAAAATGGGTTATAAAAAAGCTGGAGGCATGGTTAAAAAGATGGGCGGTGGTAAAGTCTATAATTATAAAAGAGGAACTGGAAGTAAAACTATTAAAGGTCGTATGAGTGGTAATGATGTTGTAGCAGGATGTTATGATTAGTCGTAGCTCTGCTAGACAACAAATTATGAAGCCCGGAAAGAAAAAAGTTAAGAAGGTAATGGGTGAGTTTAAAAGAAAGAAGTTAAAGAGTAGCTCTGGTAAAAAAGTTACTAATCGTAAACAAGCTATTGCTATAGCATTAAATAGCAAAAAGAAAAGGAGAAGTTAAATGGGTGGACCCATATCACAGATACCAACTCCAGTAGATTTGGATAAGGTACTAGGCAGACCAACTGGACAAGGATATGGTGCTGCTCGTAAAGGACCAAGCGTTGTAGGACAACCTAAGAATGTTGTTGTAAGTGAAGAGTATGAACAAGGTAAATCTTTTAAAGTTTCTATAGGAGAGTAGTTATGGGTATATTTGCAAAATACATAACTAAAACAGTTAAAGAAGCTGTAGATAAAAGAGGAAAACTTTCAAGGATTCAAAGATCAGCATTTAAAAAACAAATTAATAAAGCTGGTAAAGACTTAGAGATAACTCCTGCTGAAGCTGAAAAAGGTATACGTGCTGAAGTTAAATCACCTAAACCTCCTGCAAAGAAAACAGGAGAATATAAACCTAAAAAGAAAAATCCTGCAACTAAAAAAGATAAAGGAAGTAATAAAGGTTTAACTCCAGAAGAAAGAAGAGAAAAAGCTAAGTTAATGAGACAATCTAAGAATGAAATAAATCTTAGAAAAGCAGGGAGAGATATTGACGATATGCCTAAAGATGCTCCCGGTGGTAGAGAAAGAAAATTAATTAATATTCCCGGTACACGTAGACAAAGAGTAGTAGCTGATCCTCAAAATAAATTAAAAAGTTCTCAAAAATTTAGTAAAGCAGAATTAGAAAATATGAATCCATCTGAAAGATTAGAGTATGAACTAAGAGGTATAGGTGGTTCAGGTTCAGCTATGGGATCACAAATGAAAAGATCTGGTAAGGGTTCTATGGATGATCAAGATAAGAAGTATGGTGGTAAAGTAGTTAAACGTAACATGGGTGGCCCTGTACGTGGTGTAGGAAAAGCTACCAGAGGATTTGGTAAAGCTACTTACTCTAATAAGATGTACTAAGAATGTTTGGATTGATATATGAAATGAAAACTCGTATGGAAAGTAAATATGAGTTTAAAAAGAAATATAAAAAATCTATAGAAAAAGGTGATGATGACTACACACTAATAGATTATGGTGTAGTTAAACCAAAGAAAGAAGATTACCTAGATTGGGAAACATGGTTTCAAGATTATTGTAAGTATTTAGTAGAAAAATATAGGTACACATATGGCAGTAAAGAAAAAAAGAAAGCCTAGTAATATGAAAGGCATGACTATTGGTAGGGGAATGAAACGTCCTACCAAGTCTGGTGCTGGTATGACTGCTAAAGGTGTAGCTAAATATAGAAGACAGAACCCCGGTTCTAAACTAAAGACTGCCGTAACTGAAAAGAAACCTACTGGTAAGAGAGCATCAAGGCGTAAGAGCTACTGTGCTAGATCAGCAGGACAGATGAAGAAATTTCCAAAGGCTGCTAAGAATCCAAATAGCAGACTCAGGCAAGCTAGAAAAAGATGGAGATGTTAAATGTATAAAGGAAGCAGAAATTGTTAAAACCAAAAAAGAAATCATCAAAGTCGAAGAAGCTGACAAAACGTCAGACTGATACTTTAAAGAAGCACTCAGTTCATCACACTAAAAAACATATGTCTTTTATGAGAAGTGAAATGAAAAAAGGTACTACTTTTAAAAAAGCACATACTGCTGCAATGAAAAAAGTAGGTAAATGAGTACTTGTAAAAACTGTGGACATGGTTCTCATTGTGGAATAGCTTTAACTAAAGTAATAGATAATGAGAATAAAGAAATAGAAGTATGTAAACAATGTAGTTGCAGTGAATGCATTGTTAAAACAGATTGGGGTTAAGATGGCTGATCCTCAAAAAGGAACAGGAAAAAAACCTAAAGGATCTAAACGTAGACTTTATACAGACGAAAATCCTAGTGATACAGTACGTATAAAGTTTGCTACTCCTGCTGATGCTAGAGCTACAGTTGCTAAAGTTAGAAGAATAAAAAAACCATATGCTCGTAAGATACAGATACTAACTGTGATGGAACAAAGAGCAAAGGTAATGAAGAAAACCCAAGTGGTGAATATAGCCAAGAGAGCTAAAGCATCACTCAAGAAAGCAAGAGGTCAGAATGGCAGTAAGAAAAAAAAAGTCTAGTGGTACAGCTACTAAAAGAGATCCTGCTAAATGGGCTAGGGCTAAAGCTAGAGCAAAAGCTAAGATGGGTGGCAAGCATTCAGCAAGGGCAATGCAACTAGCAGTTAAGTATTATAAAGAATCAGGTGGTACATATAAAGGTAAGAAGAAAAAGTCTAGTAATAAACTAAGTAAGTGGAGCAAGCAGAAATGGAGAACCAAGTCAGGGAAACCGTCAAGCAAGACAGGAGAGAGGTATCTTCCAGAGAAGGCAATCAAAAGCCTGTCATCAAAAGAGTATGCAGCGACCACCAGAGCAAAGAGGAAGGGGACTGCTGCAGGAAAGCAGTTCGTTAGGCAACCTAAGAAGATTGCAAGAAAGACAAGAAGGTATAGAACATAATGGCAGTATCAGGAACATACAACTTTAATCTAGACATAGATGAAGTTATACAAGAAGC